TGGGTATTCAGTGCTGCAGATCTGAAAATTTTCCACGGTGGTGGCAACTAAGTTGAAGGAGAAAACGGGGCTCCACAAAGCTCCGTTTTGTTATACTTGACTCATTAACCACATTCGGGAATTATCATGCAACAAGAAACCTTTATTATAGGCACGCGGGAATTCACCGCTGTGCGTATGAACGCTTTTGCCGCCAATAAGCTGCTCATGCGGCTCCAGAAGATTGCGGTTCCTGTAATCGGCTCGCTAGTGGGCGCTGGTAAAGGTCTGGGCGATATTGATGTCAAAGAAGCTGCTCAGGTGATTGCAAGTAACTTGGACGAGTCCATCATGGACAATATTGTTCTCCCGTTGTTTGCAGAGTCCCGCGTGTATTGCGTGGAAATCAAAAAATTCATCAAGGTGGGCACCGATATTGATCAGTGCTTCACAACTGAAAACCTGTTCGACCTGTACGAACTGATTCTTGAGGTTGTGAGGTATCAATTTGGCCCTTTTTTCGTCTCACTGGTCGAACGCTTTGGCGCTCTGACCGAAGGCGTGAAGACAACGCAAGCGTCCCAGGCAGGCTAGACGAAGAGCTGTCTGCGGAGCTATGGATATGGCGTCCGATTCTTGCGGGGAAGGTAACGCTCCAGGAAGTGAAAGACGGTGTTGCCACGGTGGAGGATTTGCAGGCGCTGAACGCGCTGCTTGATATGCAGTCCGACATTGAAGCGGCACAATACGAAGCAGCAAAGGTACAGAGGTGACGAATTGATTGTTCGCGAACTTATTACTCGACTGGGCTTCTCGCTTAATCAGACTCAGCTGAACAATGCGGGGAACGCTGTTAATCGGATTAAAGACCAGGCTGAGCAAGCAGCGACCGCGTTTCGGAATATGGCCGCCGCTGTGGTCAGCCTTGCTACCGTTAAGGCTATTATCAATATCGCGGACGAGATGCAAAACATTCGCACTCGAATCAGTCAGCTTCCGCAGACCGTTGGTGATGCTGGTGATGCGTTCGATGAGGTTGCAAAGCGTGCAAGCGCATCCGGTGTTAAGATTGAAGCTTATGCTTCGCTTTACACAAAGGTCGGCAACGCGGCCAAAGATTACATCACAACTCAAGAAGACCTGCTGGGCATTACCGACACCATTTCTCAAGCTCTTGTTGTAGGCGGTGCAAGTACGCAAGAAGCTTCAGCAGTGATGACTCAATTCTCGCAAGCGTTGGCCTCGGGCGTGTTGCAGGGGGACGAATTCCGTTCAATGGCAGAAGCTGCCCCTCAGTACCTCGACAAGCTGGCGGAGGTGATGAAGATTCCGCGCGAGCAGCTTAAGAAAATGGCTTCTGAAGGGAAGCTCACCTCGAAAGCTGTGATCGACGCCACGCGCCAGATGTCGGATTACTTTAGTGACAAGTTCAAGCAGATGCCAGTGACTGTCGGTCGTGCAATGACTGTCATTGGAAACCGCTTTGCGCGGATGCTGGACAAGATGAACCGCGATTCCAACTTTGTGACCACAATCGCGAACAGCATTCTTACCGTGTTCGATAAAATTGAGGCGGGAGTCTATAAACTGGTTGAAGCGTTCGGCGGATGGGAGAATATGATCCGCTTCGTTGGTATCGCGATTGGAGTTGCGCTCGGCGCCAAGGCACTTTCTATTCTTTCCGCTTTTCGCGCTGCCAGCCTGCTTGCAATGCTTCCGTTCATCAAGATCATTGCGATTGTTACCGCTGTGGCGCTGGTGCTTGAAGACCTCTACGTTTGGATCCAAGGAGGCGAATCGCTCATCGGTTCATTGATTGGCCCTTGGGAAGAATGGCGGGTCTATGTGATGGGGGCAATTGAAGCGGTGATGGCTGTGTTCCGGTGGTTCGGCGAACTTATTGCCGCCATTGCTGCCGCGATCGTTGGTGCCTTCACGCTTGACCCGAACTTATTCATGGTGGGCCTGCAGGCAATTGGATCGCTATTGTGGCAGGTTGTCGGGCAATGGGGAATCTGGATTCGGGATGCGTTCGTTGCGGCCTTCACCGCTGTCACAACCTACGTGACGGAGGTCTTTACATCATGGGGAGCAATGATCTATAATGCAATCTTCCTGCCAATTGTGAATGCTGTGAGCGACGCTTGGAACAGGGTGAAAGAGCTTGCTTCTGGTGCGTGGGAGGGGGCAAAGAGCTTTGCTGGCCTAGGTAGCAGCACACAGGCCGGCACAGGCCGCGATCAACTTGCTGCCAATACGGTAGCACCGGCCCAACTTGCGCCAGCTGCTATGGGGGCAGGTCGCCCTAACGTGCAATCCAATACCAACGTAACAGTTACCGTTCCCCCTGGAACAACCGCCGAGCAATCCAAGTTCCTCCAGAATGCTGCCCAGCAGTCGTTCGAGAAGGGTGCAAACGATAAGCTGGCGCGTGACCTTGCGGTTTATGCGCCCTAAGGACAAGGCATGATCGGACTATACTTCGGCGGACAATGGTTTCAAACCACATTCGGAAACCTCTACGGCAATATCGAGCTGGATGCGGTTCTGGACGAGAATCACGAATGGTCCGCAGAGGCGACTAGCAATCCTGTTGAAGTTGGCGCACCAATAACTGACCACGTTATTGATCAATCCGACAAACTAAGGCTCCGCGGATTCGTTACCGACACGCCAATTGTCTTGAGTCAGTCCGTGGAAGGTGTGGTTAATTCTGGTGCAGTAGGGAATCGCACACAAGCGGTCTTCGATTTGCTGTACCAGTTACTAAAGCTCAAAGAACCAATGACCGTCTATACGAAGCATCGCATCTATGACGACATGGTTCTGACAAACGTGACTATTCCGCGGGCCGCTGGTGTGGGTGAGGCAATTGAGTTCAGTGCTGAATTCATCAACATCCGTAAGGTGGCCACGCAGATGGTTGATGTGCCCGACGGGATCAATCCTAAGAAAGACGCAAAGGCAGGTGGAGCATCCGGCAGCACTGCTAAGAAAGCTGAACCAACTAAGGACAGCGGAAAGAAACAAGCCGAGACAGTTCAGAAGCCGTCTAGCACACTTTCGAGGATTCTGAAATAATGGCACTCATTCAAAAGATTCCTCTGCAAGCAGAAACGACAGACCAACTTGTCAGCGTAGAGCTTGACGGAAATCCCTATATCCTGCGCGTGTTGTGGAACGAGCGATTCGGTTACTTTTCGCTTTCAGTGAATGCGGCAGACGATACGCCCATCCTGACGAATATCAAGATGGTGAAGAATTACCCGCTCATCGGCCGCTTTAAGAATAATCTTCTGCCAGCCGGTGATATTTACTTTGTGCAGGAAAAAGGGAACGTGGATCGCCCGGGATACAGCGATCTCGCAGTCAATTTCGGTCTGTACTATTACGAAGCTGACGCGGTTGTGACTGCGCAACCTGTGCGCCAAGCGGTTCCGGAAGCTGTGGTCGGTACGGTATGGGATAGCAACCTTTCGACGTGGGATACTGGTTCCACGCTTTGGGATCAATAAGCCATGCTCTTTAATCGTGTCGCGTCATTGGTTATCGGTAAGGAAGGTGGCAAGGGAAAAGAGCTTGCCGGTCTGCGCTTTTCTTTCAGCATTCAGAAAGGTGCAACAAAATCCCCGAACCAATGCACAGTCAAAATCTGGAATGCTGCACCTGAAACCCGGGCTCTTATTGAGGTGATTGGAAACGTGCTGATTCTGAAGGCTGGTTACAGCGAAGACATCGGCGCGACCACGATCTTCAGTGGCAATGTGACTCGGACGCTGACAGTACGTGAAGGGCCCGATTGGATTACCGAGCTTGAGATGCAAGATGGATTCATGGAGTTCCGTGACGCCAAGGTGTCTCTGTCTTTTGCCAAGGGTGCTACCGTTTCGCAGGTTGTTACCGCCATCAGCAAGAAGTTCGGTCTTCCTGTGCGCCCCCTTCCGTCGGATGTTGCCACGAAACAATATCCCGCAGGCTTTGCATTCGTTGGTCGTGTGCGCGATGCAATGGACAAGGCGTGCGAGAACGGGGGATTAGAATGGTCCATTCAGAACCGCGAAATTCAGGTCATTAAAAAGGGCGGAGTGTTCAAGCAGAGGGCTTATGTGTTGTCACCCGACACAGGGTTGATTGGTTCTCCTATGCAGGAGTCAAAAACGATGACAGAGAAAGCGGCTGCCAAGGAAGGCATTACCGCAAGTCAGCCCGGCGTGCGTAAAACTACAGAACGCGACAAGGACGGCGAAGTTCAGGAAATGCTTCGTGTCCTTGGGTATAAAGTGAAGACACTGCTGCAACCTTTGCTTGAGCCGGGCGGGTATGTGCAAGTGAAGTCGAAAGGTATCGATGGCGAGTTCTTTCGAATTGAGGAACTTACACACTCGGGTGACACGCATGGCAACGAGTGGCACAGCGAACTAACGTTGAGGTATGTGAAATAATGGCTGAGACATCAAACAACCCGATTGACGCGCTCATGGGGCTGGTGCGAGCACAACTCTTGGACGTGAATACTGCGTTGCCTGCTGTGGTCGTATCCTACGAGAACGGGCTAGCTCGTGTTGCACCAACTCCGAAGAAGCGGTTCGCGGATGGAGATGTACTGAACTATCCAATCATTCCGAATGTGCGCGTATGCTGGCCGTCGTTTGCTGGCGGGGCAGCAGGAATCAAAGGGCCGGTCAAACCCGGCGATCGTTGTTTGCTGGTGTTTTCTCAACAAGCGGTTGATGGTACTGACGACCGTCGTATGTTTGACCTCCAGGATGCTTACGCGGTCATGTGTGACCTAGGCAACGCGGGGGCAGGTGACAGCAGCAACAATGCTGACATGACAATGTTCTTTGGCGCAGCGTACATCAGACTAACAGAAAGCGGAGAGTTGAACATTCATGCTCCGGCCGGAACCAATATTGACACGCCTGCAACGACAAACACAGGAACCCTGACCACACAAGGAAAGCTCACTTATCAGGACGGGCTTGCGGGTTTCGGCGGTGCTAACGGCACTGCAATCAGCGGAAACCTTGTGCATACCGCGGGCAGCATTACCAGTCTTGGCAAGAAGATTGACGGAACCCATACTCACGGAGGTGTGCAGGCGGGTGGAAGCAATACAGCGGTTCCCAATGCGTGACGTCTGTAACTTGATGGACCTGCTTTCAAAGTGTTATTATCCTCGATATGCTTGACATCGCGCTGACAACATCCCACGACCTTGACACCAGTTCGCTAGATCTGAAGCTGGTGGATAAGGCTGAACAGGTGCGCCAGCAGTTGCTCATCAAGCTCAAGCTCTGGCGAGGTGAATGGTTCCTGGATACTGAATTTGGAACGCCGTACCTACAACAGATTCTAGGAAAGCAATTGACGCTCTCCGGAGCTCTTGCTACATTGCGAAAGAGTATTCTGGAAGTAGAAGGCGTTCGCCAGATCATTTCATTCAATTATAGCTTCAGCAACGCTACGCGGAAGCTGACAGTTGATTTCACGGCGGACACGCCATACGGAATTGTCGAGNNNACGACATGAGTCTGACTCAACAAGGTTTCGAGCGTCCGCGTCTCACCGAGATCAAGGCGGATTACGATCAGCGTTTTACCGATGCGCTGGGCCCAGTGAATACGAATGCTGACGCTGTGGTCGGTCAGATTATTGGTATCTTTGCAGCGGCGCTGGACGATGCCTACGAAGTAC